CCGCGCTCACATAGTCACTTATAGCATAGTGCCGGAAATCGGTCCCATAAATCGGGCGCAACTTCCCTGCCATCTCATTCCTTTTTGTGTGGCCAACAGAGTAACAGCAAGGCTTCGCCTTCACAGCTTGACTCAAATATTCATTACCAAGTGTTTCCACAATCTGCTGCTTGGTTATTGAGCCACTAACTCCCAGCAAGCTGCACACTTCCTTCCAAGCGGCGGCTGTCTCAGGCGGCGGCTTCATGCCTGCAGCACCAGCTACATGGCGCCCAGCTCTTCTCTCCCAGGAGTCCTTGAGCGTCCTTATGCCTGTCAATGATACATAGCCACACTTGCGCATGTAACGTGTTAGATAGTCCTTGATAAAAGCTTCAGCACTCACGTACCCCTTAGGAGCACGCAAATGTTGCGCTTCACTAGTCCTTAAGGACATCTCCTTAGCCCAATCTACCTCACCGTGTGCCTTTGGTGCCAAGCAGTGCATATAAGCAAAAGCGGGTACCTGCTCAACCGGCACCTGCTGGTTACCTACCATCCCAGTGAGACGCGCGATATCACTCGTGTACTTAGCCCAGAGTGGCACACAATTGGCACAGCCCCAGTCAAGCACATGAGCACAAACACTTAACCTCAACGCCGGCGGTACGCTCACGAACCAGAGGACATATGCCACTGCCGTTTGCATCGCTGCACCGTATAGCTGCTTCAGGATCGACACAAGAAGGCGAATAGCCTCTGGGTCGAGCTCAGCACGCACGCACGCCAATGCCGCCCGGAGTGTAATCTTCAACCTCACCCCTGATCCTATAGCAGCGATCGGGTATACAGCCTTAAAATCACTATCAGCCGTGGGCGCAAGGCACTGACCTTTAGCCCACTGACTGAGCAAAGCCGCGCACTGAACATGTGGCTGCCCATACGGTGATGAGTGGCAACATTGCTCGGGTCGCGGTAGCTCTTGACACTGGGCAGTGATGTCCGCATGTGCGGCGGCTATCTCGTCCAGAGAGCGTAGAATCTCACGCCAGCACTCGGTATGGGACGTGTCGTTCTTTGCTGCCTCAGTCAGCTGGCCAATCAATACACCCATCTCCTGCTGCTTGTTACCCAGCATCGTTTTAATAGGTACGCCAACAGCCGTTGCCCTCACTACCCACAAGTGCAGCCAAGCGGGTACACTAGACAAGTGGCGGGCCGTACGTAACGCACCATAAGCACGCTCCCGCTCGGCACTTGTCACCCGCGAAGAC